GAGCCTCCTGAAATGCAAAGAATCGTTGTAGCTATTGATCCTGCAGTCACATCTAATCAGAACTCTGATGAAACAGGAATCATTGTTGCAGGTCGTGGAATGGACGATCACTTCTATATTCTTAACGATTCAAGCCAGATCAGTAGTCCAGATATATGGATTTCTAAGGTTTTAAGTTTGTATCATCAGTTTGACGCTGATAGAATAATTGCAGAGGTCAATAATGGTGGTGATCTCATAGAGAGATTATTAAGAACTAAAGAGACAAATGCATCCTATTCAAGTGTCAGGGCAACGAGAGGTAAGGTTGTGAGAGCCGAGCCTATATCAGCGCTATATGAACAGAACAAAGTTCATCACGTTGGCTTTCATAAGGACTTAGAAGATCAAATGTGTCAATTCACAGGAAATAATGTACAATCTCATGATGACCGGGTAGATGCTCTTGTATGGGCTTTGACATCATTGCAAAGTTCAGGAAAGGCAATATTTAAAATTAGCTGAGGTATATTTTGGGTATATTAGACAAATTTTTTAAAAAACAAGAGCCAACACAAAGAAAAGAAGCGCCAAGAATCGTACTGAATAAACTTGATGCATATGCAAGTAAGACAAATCGTAAATATAAAGATTATGCTAAAGAAGGGTATCAAGAGAATGCGATCGTTCACAGGTGTGTGCAATTAATATCTAATTGCGCCTCAGCAGTTAAGATTGATGTATTCAGTGGAGATATAAAACTAGACAACCACGAATTAATATCCTTATTGAAAAGACCAAACCCATCTCAATCTGGGATTGAATTTTTTTCATCACTGTATTCGTATTTAATGATATCAGGAAACTCTTATATACTAAGAGATACTGATGCGCTAAGACCACCAAGAGAATTATATCTGTTGAGACCAGATCGTATGCAGGTTAAATCAGGATCAACAGTTATCCCATCAAGTTATGAATATGTGATCGATGGTGTGACTGTGAACACATATCCTGTGGATCAGACAAACGCAATGTCCCAAATCAAGCACATCAAACTTTGGAATCCGATTGATGATTATTATGGACTGTCACCAATTATGGCATCAGCCTACAATATTGATCAGCATAATTTGGCAGGATTGCACAACGTTGCTCTCCTTAAAAATGGTGCGACTCCATCTGGATATCTTAAATTTCAACCCACAGATGAAACAGGATTATCTACACAATTGACTGATGATCAACGTGCAAGACTGTTAGAGGATCTAGAGTTCAGATTTCAAGGCACTCACAATTCAGGCAGACCAATGTTACTCGAGGGTAACTTTGAATATAAACAACTAGGATTATCACCAAAAGATATGGACTTCTTAGAACTCCTTAACTTATCAGCAAGGGAAATAGCGCTGTGTTTCGGAGTTCCTGCACAAATGATTGGAATACCAGAGGCGAACACTTACTCTAATATGGAGACAGCAAAGCTTGGATTATATGAAGAGACTATAATTCCACTTCTAAAAAGGGTCGAATCGGATCTCAACGAATATCTAGCACCCCTTTATAGTGGAGATATAAGAATCCAATATGATCTGGATTCAATTCCTGCTATGGCAGAAAAAAGAAAACAAATTTATGAGAATGTTACAAAGGGAGTTCAGGCAGGTATCATCACTCGCAACGAAGCAAGGGAAAGATTAGGTCTTGAGGAAATATCAGGTGGTGACGAGTTATATATTCCATCTAACTTATTTCCAATTGGTGAAACAATGGACTCAGACGAGGATAATGAAAAACCTGTCGATCCAGATGATGCTCAAAAAGATTTTGAAATGATGTATGGAACGAAAGCACAGGTTGGTTTCGATACCTACACAACAGAAGAAGAGGCAATTGATCGAGCAGAGGAGATAGGATGTGTGGGAACGCATATTCACGATAAAGATGGACAGACTGTTTATATGCCTTGCAAAACACACGCAGAATACGAGAGCGCATTGCAGGATCAAAAAGCTTTAGATGATTTAGATTTAGTGCCTAACGATTCAATGGTGACAGAGGCAAAGCGTGGACTAGATTGGAGGAAAGAATTTAATCGTGGTGGAACACAAATTGGGGTGACAAGAGCGAATCAAATAGTTAATAAAACTAGATTATCACCCAATACAGTTTTAAGAATGTACTCGTTTTTCTCAAGGCATGAAGTAGATAAGCAAGGACAAGGATTTGATCGTGGCGAGAAAGGATACCCTTCTGCAGGTAGAATCGCATGGTCATTATGGGGTGGTGATGCAGGATTTTCGTGGAGCAAAACAAAACGAAACCAGATCATGAGAGAAGAAGAGAAAGCAGAATCAGTTTCAGGCGTTTCAGGATCAACTCTGAAAGGTTTGCAAGAAAAAGTAAAAGATCACAATGACAAGCATGGAGATAAAAAAGGTAAAAGGGTAACTGTCAGTATGTTAGCTAAAGTATTCAAAAGAGGCATTGGCGCATATCGTAACAACCCATCTTCAGTCAGACCGAGTGTGAGAGCATCAGGTGGTGAGGATCGTTGGGCTTTTGCGAGAGTTAATACATTTTTGAGTGCAGTTCGTACAGGCAGATTCAGTGGAGGTAAATTTGATTTAGATTTACTCCCAAAGGATCACCCCTTATCTTCTAAAGATTAAGGAGGCAATATGCCAAGTAGTAACCGATCGTCCATATCATTGGCAACAGCTCACGACATAGTCAGAGCGTGGAATCTACCTAATATGAAAAGGCAGAAAGATGTCTTTGAATATTTAGGATTATCAACTGACAGTGGAACGATGTCATTTTATAGGCAACAAGCAGAAGAACTAACAGGTATTCAATTACTTCCTCACGATAATAAATCAAATCAAATTGTAAGGATAGAAAGAGCAAATCTGCCACCGCTCACAAATAAAGTTGATATTACAAATCACCCTTATTGTATGCTCGTGTTTTCAGATGCACACTTCGAGGGGCATGAAACAGTGTCGTTTAAGATTATGTGTGAGGTGCTGAAAGATTTACTTAAAACAAGACAACTGAAATGTGTCGTAGCGAATGGTGATATTATGGATCTGTCGATATTGTCATCCTTTGCAAAATTTCACACAGAGATAAGACCAAAGGAAAGAACTGTGCAGAAAGAAATACTAGACTCTCAAGCCCAGATCAACAGGATTCAAAAGATAATTGATAGAGCAAAGTACCCGGTCAAGCAATTAGCGACGTTTGGCAATCACGAAACCAGATTATCGAAAATCGCAATGTCATGGGGAAGAGCCTTTGAAGATTTAGAAGCCTTTAAAATATCTAGTTTATTTCCTGACTGGGATTGGGCTATGTCCCACTTGGTAGATGATACTGTTATCATCAAGCACAGAATGAGAGGTGGCGTTCACACTGCATATCAAAACTCTATGAGAGCAGGTATAAATATTGTGACAGGGCATACACATCAATTGAACTCGAGAACATTCAACACTTATTCAACCACATCTATGTCTATTCAAACAGGTCATTTATCAGAGCAGTATCATCCTTACCTTGAAGATAATGTAGCGAACGATTGGAATAATGGGTTTGCAGTTATCACTGTCGATCCAGAGGAAAAGACTGTTCATCCAGAACTCGTCCAAGTAAATAATCTGTATCGATCTGCATATTTCAGAGGTAAGAAATACACTGTATGAGAATAGATGACGTGGCAAAGAAATATCCAATGGTGATGATAGATTGGCAGGATCATACTGCTGAGGGATCATGGATCGAGAATATCAAAGACTGTGATTATGAGATTGCCAGATCAATAGGATGGCTTATTGATGAAGATGACAACACATATAAAATAGCAAATGCCTTAACAAGAGATTCAGGAGTTGGTGGAGTTAGTGTTATACTGAAGTCATGTGTACTTGAATATTGGGAATTTTATGAAGATTAAACAAAGAGCAAATGAAAAAAGCAGAGAAGGAACATTTAAGAAAAGTAGCTGAATTAGGATGTATTATTTGTAATAAGATGGGCTACCCAGATTCACCTGCTGAGATACATCATATTAAGAAAGGCATAATGAGTAAGCGATCAACTCATTTTGAGACTATACCTTTGTGTCCACATCATCATAGAACCTCAAATGATGCATATCACTTTAATTCAAAAACATTCACAGAAAAATGGGGAACACAAGAGCAATTATTAAATGAAACTAATATAATGATTTATGGCGAAAATAAGGTTAGATAGGCGCAAAGACTACAAAGAACAGCTGAGAATGTTTGTCAGCCTAAGCAATGCTGTGCGAATCCAGATCAGACAATTATTTAAGAAATACTCTAATAGAGCCTCAAAAGAATTCACAAGAGATTTAAAAATATCTGATAGTTATTATATAGATTTTTATAACGATCTCTTAGATATACTTATAAAATCCTCCACAAGAATAATTGAGGATGTAGATATAAGATTAAAACGAACAAGGATGGTGAAGCAGAACGAGGAGATTGATCCGATTGTAAGCGCATATATAAGTCAATTTACTGCCAATAATGTAGGGAATATCACAGAGACCACACGAAAATATATTAAAAAAGAGATAGAGTTGGGTATAGAAGCAGGTTTGGAAATAGGAACTATCGCAAGTAATATTCGTAAATCCACTGCATTCAAGCCTACCAGATCAACGATGATCGCAAGAACAGAATCACATCAGGCTATGAATTATGGCAGTTTACAAATTGCTAAAAAAATGGGATTGAAGAAACCAATTAAGGAGTGGGCTAGTGCAATTGATGATAGAACTAGATCATGGCATAGAGTTTTAAATGGAACTCGTGTTGACGCTGATAAAGATTTTATTATAAACACTCCTGTTAAAGGTGGTGGAATTATAGAGAAACCAATGGCTTATCCAAGTGATCCGAGAGGTGGTGCAAGTAATGTGATCAATTGCAGATGTTTCGTTTTATATTATGACTCAGATGATTTAGTTGATTGATATTGTATTAACACATCTTTTATTGTTAGAATACAAATAATTATTGACAGGTTATTTTTATTATGGCAATTGAAACAATTAACGAAGAGGAATTAATGGACACAAACACTTTGGATCTGTCATGCGAGTTCAAACGCATAGATACAGATGAAGATGGATCATTCGAGGGATATGGAAGCGTTTTCAATAATAAAGATTTAGGAAACGATGTGATTAGGAAAGGATCATTTTCCCGGACGATCGCTGAGAAGAAACCTAACCAGATCAAATTATTATATCAACACAAAACTGATGAGCCTATCGGTGTGATAGATGCCATAGAAGAAGATAGTAAAGGTTTAAAAATAAAAGGTCGCCTAGCAATGGGGACACAAAAAGGCAGAGAAGTATATGAGCTCATGAAGATGGGTGCATTAGATTCAATGTCAATCGGTTATCGTTTAGCGCCAGATGGATATAAATATGATGATAAAAACAAAAGGCGTGTAATCAAAGAGGTTGATCTCATGGAAATATCTATGGTCACCTTTCCAATGAATCCAAAAGCTAAAGTTACTAAAGTAAAACGTAGCGACTTTGATGAAATGGACGTGAGAGAAAAAGAAAACTATCTATGTGAAGTAGGTGGGATGTCTAATTCCCTCGCAAAACACAGTGCGAGTATACTGCATAAATCTTTTAATAAAGAGCAATGTGATGTTGTCGATAGTATTAAGCATTTAATTAACATACTTAAATAGAGGACAAAAAATGTCAGAAGAAGTGAAAGAAGTCTTGGACAGTCTTGGATCTACATTTGAAGAGTTTAAATCTGAAAATGATAAAAGACTAAAAGAGATCGAAAGCAAAGGTCATGCTGATCCTATCCTTCAAGAAAAAGTTGATAAAATGTCAGAGGATGTTGCTAGTTTATGTGAAGCTAGACAGTCTATCGAAATTCAACAAAAAAACCTTGAAGATGCAACAGCAAAAATAGAAAAATTAGAAACAGTTATTAACAGACCTGAATCAGGTGGATCTAAAGAAGTAGATTACCAAAAACAAGTGTTTGATAAATGGCTAAGAAAAGGTGAAGTAGATCCTGAAGAGAGAAAGGCTTTATATGAGTCAGATGATACTCTTGGTGGATTTTATGCGCCTACTGAGTACGTGGCAGATCTTATTAAGACTGTGACAGAAATATCTCCTATTCGTTCAATTGCGAGAGTAAGACAAACAGATAAGAGAGGGATTGAGATTCCAAAAAGAACTGGTCAGTTCTCTGCATCATTTGTTGCAGAACAAGGTACCAGATCAGAAACAACAGGGTACACAACAGGCATGATGTCAATTGATGCTCATGAATGCTTTGCAGAAGTTCATATCTCACAAGCTATGCTTGAAGATTCTGCGTTTAATTTAGAATCCGAAATGGGTACTGAATTTGCAGAACAATTTGCAAAACTTGAAGGTACTTCTTTTGTTGCAGGTAATGGTGTCGGAAAACCTTTAGGCTTCACTGACAGCAGTGCTGGAGTTGGATCTACTAATTCAGGATCTGGAACGGCTCTAACTGCCAATGGTATATTAGACTTAGTTTATGCTATCAAGTCTGAATATCTAGGTAATGCTCGTTTCGTCATGAACAGAACAACTCTTGCTAAACTTCTACAATTAGAAGATGGTGAAGGTCAAAAAATATTCCACGTAGGTTTAAACCTTGTAAATGGAGCTCCTTCTACAATAGCAGGTCATCCATATACATTAGCTACAGATATGCCTGACATAGGTGGTAGTGCTAAACCGATTGCTTTCGGAGACTTCTCTAAAGCATACACAATCGTGGATAGAGTTAATATCTCAGTAATGAGAGATCCATACTCACAAGCTTCTTCAGGTAACATTAAATACCTAGCAAGAAAAAGGGTCGGTGGAACAGTAGTTCTTGCCGAAGCAATTAGACTACAGAACATTAGTTCATAACGGAGGACTATTATGAGAGATTTATCTAACAACGTAGTTGCCGTAGTGGGAACAGTTCCTGCTGTAGTAACAGCTGACGCTAACGGTACTGGAGTAGATTTGAAAGGTTTTGAATCTGCAATGGTTATTGTTAATACAGGCATAGAGGGAGATACTTTAGGTAGTACTGTCAAATTTGATTTCATTCTTGAAGAATCTGATGACAACTCTACTTATAGTGCTGTAACAAGCTCAACATCTGTAACAGAAACTTCTGTTGATAGTAGTGGTATCTTTTTAACATTAGATGCAAACGGTGAAACACCACAAATCAAACAAATTGGTTATATTGGTGGGAAACGTTATATCAGATGTAAAATTGATGCTACAGGTTCCCATTCAAATGGAACACCAATGTCAATTGAGGTAATAAAAGGTAATCCACAGGATTCTGAGGATGCTTAATTAGTCTAGTTATCTAGACAAACGAGGGTAGGGTTTGCTCATTGTCCCTGCCCTCACCTAGAGGTGAATATGTGTAACAGCACACCATACTCGGATAAAGAGATAGCAATTATAAAAGCTATCTACAAGATTGATCCTAAAGCTAAATTTCGTGTGAAAGGATCATTAGAGAATCGTATTGATTTTTTATATGGTGGAATCGAATGGGAATCAGAGCCTATCAGCTGGGAAACAGTGGTAGAAAAAATGTATGAATTAGAGGTTAACAAATGAATATTAAAATGATCAAAGAAACAGTAGCTAGTTGTAATGAAAGCGGTAATGCTACTAAAGTTTACAAACAAGATGAAATTATAGAGTGCGATAATCAATGGCAAATCGATCTCGCAAACAATTTAGTTGCATCTGGATTGGCGATGGAATGTAAAACTGTAGCACCAAAAGAAACAAAAAAGGCTGAAAAGAAAGCTACAGCGCCAAAAGTTAAAAGAAAAAAATCAGTTAAGAAGGACTAAATGTCTAGATCAATAGGATCAGATTTTTCTAGTCAATTATCATCTGGTGTTATCAGACCCTTTTATGCGATATCAGTCGGATTCAAAGATTCAACACTTAGATTATGGACTGGTATTGGCGATCTATTTTTTGATGGCTACACTTTCATTGGATCTGGAAATTTATTATCTATATCCAATGTGAATGAAACAGCTGATATCAGGGCATCTGGTGTCAAAGTGTCATTGTCAGGTCTTGATTCATCTATATTAAGCTCATCAATTTCTCAGGACTCAGAGGGTGGAGTCGTTAAGCTTTATTTTGGTGTTTTAACTACGACAGAAAATGCAACTGCTGTGGTGGATTCTCCATATCAATTATTCGAGGGATCATTAGACACAATCCAAATAACAGAGACAGGTGAAACTGCTATGATAACAGTCACTGTTGAAAATAAACTTATCATGTTGGAAAGACCTAGAAACAGAAGATATACAGATCAAGACCAAAAGAATTTATTTGCAGGAGATAAAGGATTAGAATTTGTAGATGACTTACAAGACAAGGAGTTAATCTGGGGTGGTGGAACGAGATAACGCACGAATATATGAAGTTATAAATTTTTATAAACAATTTCATCAATATTCGTACAACACAGAAAGCGAATTATTCTATCATATATACCCCTCATTCGTGCATGGGCAATATAGAATATATCGTGATGGTAACGATATAATCGGTTTTTGTAATTGGTGCTTTTTAAACGATTTAACTCAAGCTAAATTCATCAAATCAGGGATTATAAGTCCAGATCAATGGAAGTCAGGTGAAAATTTATGGATTCATGATTTAGTTGCATCTAAAAATACTGTTAGAATAGCCAAAGATATAAAAAAAATGTCTTTGATCATGATAGGCAATAGAAAGAATATGAATTATTTAAGAATTAAGAACAGCGAGATATTTGCAAAGCGCACATTTCAAACTAAAAACCACTGGGGTAAATAATGGGTGGAATAGTAAGAAGTATTGGGAGAGCGATAGGATCAGTAGCAAGTACTGTAGGATCAGTCGTATCTCACGCTGTATCTGGATTCAACACAGGAAATTTTTTAACAGGCGTTGCAATTTCTTTCGTAGGTAGTCTTTTAGCTCCTAGACCAAGAGTTCCTAATTCATCTACACAGCAGACAGCATACGATACTCAAGCTAACACTAGATCCGTTATGTCAAAACAGCCTTTGACGACAAGAGAAACTGTTTATGGAACGTCTAAAAAATCAGGGTCTATTATATTTATGGAAACCACTGATAACAACAAACAGTTACATTTATTAATTCAAATAGCATCTCATGAGATTGAATCATTTGATANAATATATTTTAATGATGAAGAACTAACTTTAGCAAGACAAACT